GTAACCCCATCATCTCCAAGAGGTGCAGAGGCGAGTGGGGAAAATCCTAGCATATTTTACCTCAAGGTTTAGTGGGCCAGATCATGCTATACGGGAAGCCAGCTTGTCCTGTTATATCACGAAGTGCCTGTCGATACGACGCCATCTCCGTGGTCATGGCGTTGTCACTCAAGGCCATCCAGTCGGTGTCGGACAATAAGCGATTACGTTTTGACAAAGCCACCATTTCCGCATAAGGGTCGAGAGTATAAGAACTGAAGTTAGTTAGTTCGTCGTCAGTCAAATCTACAAGTGCGCCATTGACGAGTTTCTTCATGCTGGCCCCCAGAGTTTGTTAAATTGCTTCACGTTATACCTCATGTGTTTTTTAAGCCGTAGATGTAATAATGCCCAATTTGCGTGCTGTTAAAGCTGTAAAACTTTAAACCACCAAATGGTATAGCCGAAGTGCTGATGAAATTGTGGTTGGCAAAGCAAAGGGCGCTGAATGGTGATGAGGAATCTTTCTCTAGTGTTTTCTCATGAAGAAACGCCGTTTTTGAGTCGGTGGATAAGCTAAATTCGGCCTCATAAAACACATCGTTCCCGCCCGTAATTACTCCGTTTCCGCAGGAAAACCACTCGTCTCTGCCCCCAGTTACATATCTAGTAGTAAAGTTTCCACCAAGAGCGTCAAGAACCTGAGAATTATAGTTTAGGGAGGTAATGTCACTACCAGCATCATCTATCAAACGAACATATATGCTGGGGCTAGTGTTATACTGAATGCCCCTGCCTACAATTTTAAGGGCGCTGTAGCTTGCCATTGAAATCCCAGTAAAACTAATCGACGACACAAATGATGTTGCATTTTGGCTCGCAATTAGCTCGTAGGAGCCACCGCCGCCGCCACCAGCCGCTTCAATATCCTCGGCAGCAGCCGACACATACACCACCGCTGGTCCTGTCAGACTGATTGCAGCACCAGCATTACTGGATTCAGTTACAGTGCGTGTGAGTGTCGTCCCAGTGGCTGTGTAGGTGCCTGTGCCGATCTCCCAGTCAGTGCCATCCTCGATGACGTAGCGGACCACATCAGTATCAACGACACCAGCATCAGCAAAGGATTGATAGCCACTCTCAGCAGAACCAAGAGTGATTGTGCCTGTGCCTGTGGTGGCTGTGGCGACTTTAGCTCTATTTACGAGAGTGACCATTTTTTAGTCCTTAAGCTGGATCATAATTAACACAGCTTACGCTGGGTCTGGGATACCGATTGCGACGGAAGACAGTGTGAATGTGTTACCAGATGTAACAGACTGCGATGCTGTCAGAGTTGATGTAGCAAGCAAACGGCTGTTTACCGTATCAACAATAGCGTAGTGTGTCGCTGTGCCAGTGCCAGTTACAGAGCCATCAGTGATAGCAGCAACGACAACCTCACGTCCACCACCTGTGCGGTCCTGTGGAGCGCCAATGGACAGTGATGTGCTGTTACCCAATGCGTATGTTACATCAGCTTCTGTGAAGCTCGTAGCCTCTTGTGAGGTGATAACGATTTTGTTTGCTTCTGTGTCGAGGACGGTCAAACCGTTGTCGAACACCCGATCATTAAGAGTAGCCATAATTATTCAATTTCCTGTGCGTTTGTGTTACCTTGACTTACGTCAGGGTCATATTCAAGTTCTGCAATATCCATAAGGTCTTTGATAACCTCTGGATGAGATGATACATCAATACCCGCACCATTGAGGTTACGGAGGAACGAAGCAATCTCTCGAAGATCGTGGGGAGCAACGTCACCAGCGACAATAGTTGGCATGAGACTATAGTTCAGACCGTTCAACTGCCACAGACGTTCGACCAACTGTTTGTTGAGAATATCTACGATTGCTTGGATGTAACTCTCAAGCGCACGGAGGTACAGGTCTGTCTTCGACTTGGACAAGGCGTAGGAACCACCAGATGTCCCAAGAAGAAGAAACTCAGAAAGAACAGAACGTGCAATGTCATGCTGATACCTACTAACGATTGGATTGATGTCGATGTTACGCTTACCGTTGGAAGCCATCAACTCAATATCAACTAGACGGACATTGGTTGGCGCACCATCTTTATCTGGGTAGGTGTCAGAAGGAAGGATAATATACCCTTGCTCGTTGAACTTAACGTCACGAAGGATTTGCTGTAGGTTTTGAACGAAGCCTGACTGTGCAGCGGAAGCATCACCTGAGAGATACTCAGCAGGGATACGAGCAACTGGGATACCAGCAAGCTCACGTTCTACTGCAATGGCTTCAATAGCTTGAAGATTATTAAGATACTCATAAGAGGTATAAGCGTTACGAAGAATAGAACGACCAGAAGGGTCACCATTAAGACTTGTAGTACGATAATATAGAGACTTGTTAGTAGGGATATAATTCTTACCACCCATAAACCCCACTTCTTGTTCGATACCTAAGACATCACCAGTCTTCTGGTCAACATCAAACTTATTGATAGTCCAAGGCGCACGGGAAGCAATCTTACGGACACCGATACGACCATCAGTGAACTTAGAGTGTTTCTTAGCTGAACGCTCTGTAGGGCCAACACGGCGCTTATACACAACCTCGAACCAACCGAAGCCATACGACAAATAACCAATAGCCTCAGCAATGTGGTCGTCAAGCGTATGGTCCATGTCATCAAGGACACTCTTAACGAATTCAGCCTCAGACTGTGCTTCAGGAGTATCGTTAGCTGGCTTTACATTAAGCTCAACATCACGGAGGATTTGCTCAACAGAATACATGACAGCACCAACGGTACTATCATTGTCCCTCATCTCACGATATTTACGGATTGCCTTCTTGCCACGAAGCTCAGGCAGAAACTCATCCGCACGGATTTGACCGTTATGTGTATTATCACCTGCTACGCCTAATGTGGCTTTAGCTGCGGCCTCAGAGAGTTTCTTAACCATGACTATGGGTTCCAGTAAATTATTATCGTGAAAGTCCCTTAGCACTTGAATAAGCGAGGGTCAGTTTGGGTTTGCTATATCCGTTAAGTGAGAGGTCTGTAATTGCCCATACTAGAGCATCAAGTCTATCTGGAGAACCTACTCGACCTAAAGGTTCCCATGTTCGCATTTGAGTTTCTAATTCGTTTAAAGACGCACCATCAGGGGGATTAGATACATGCTTAACCAATCCACGCTCGTATAAGGCTGAGATAGGTTCTGCACGGGCATACTTACCACGAGACGCACGTACCGCTTTGTAAGATACTGTCTCATCTTCACCATGAATTGTTGTCCTAACCATATCACCACCTTGGTTCACCTCAGCTACGATACGATCAGCTTGGTGGAAGTGGTAGAGTTCAATAGCCTTCATTGCCCAACCTTGGGGTGACAACCTGTCGGTATAATCACCAAGGACATAAGCAATGCCATTGATGTCAATACCTGCAACTACAATACCTGTCATGTCACTCTCAGCGTTAGAGGTAACAGCAGGGTCAAGTGCAACGACAATACGGGCTAAGTCAGGGACAGCTTCATGTTTAATTGAAGCATCATCTAGCATAGCTGTTGTCCACAAGGCTCCTTGAGCTTCTTCGAGGACTTCAGCATAAAGCTCTTGCCTACCAAGCCGTGTACCCTCATACTGTTCTTTAACAGCGGTAAGGTATGTGTCAGCTAGGTTAGCGGAGTTATCAAAGGTACTACCAGTGGTAACGACAGTCTTAGGGTCTTTAAGGATTTGTCTGATAAGTTTAGTTGGCTTAGGGGTTGTTGTAACCATGATACGTGGATGCTTACCAAGACGCATACAGAACTGTAGCATCTGCCACGTATCCATATCCTTATTCCATGCAGCAGTCTCATCACACCAAGCTAATTCAAACTGGGGACCACGGAGACGTTCAGGTTCCTCTGCTGAGAAGAACTGTACCTGCGCACCATTCTCCCAAGTGAGTGTCCTCTTAGTAGGTGACCACTCAGGGAAACCCATCTTCTTACCTGCGTAGGTCTTATCACCCTTCCAGCATACAGATAGGAAACCAGATTCGCCTTTAACCATAACTCGTTCAATGTCTGAGTTAGTAGAGGCTACAGCAGCGATACGTTTAACACCGCACTTAACTTGCTCTCTTACCCACTCAACACCCGAACGTGTCTTACCGAAACCACGACCAGCATTGATGAACCAAGTATTCCAGTCATCATTGTCAGGAGCTAGTTGATTGTCTCTAGCCCAGAAGTTCCAGTCATGCTTAAGCTCTTCAGTCTTAATTGGACCTAGCTCATCAAATAACTTCTTAACCTTAGCTGGCTCTAGGCCACGTAAGGCTTCAGCCGTTATCTTCCTCGTCTGTCGGGTTGTCATATCGGGTAACACCTTTATAAGAATAGACAGGAGGTTCTATAGTAAGACTTGCACAGAAGTCATGGTCAAAGAAGCTCAAGTCAATCTTACTGCTAGTTTGTAGCGCATATCCTGTAGAAGCGACATAATCAATGATGCCTTGAAAGACTTCATCTGGATGCATGTCTAGTTTCTTACTCTTGGTTGTCTTCTTCGGATTGGTCATCGTTGTTGTATCCTAGTAAGGCCATGAGTGTGTCGGCTGCACTCTCGTCTAAATCTGGATCAGTCTCTTGCTCGACTTCGTTGACTGTGTGTGTTGGCGACCAACCACCCTTAGAACGAAGGAACAACTCTTGGGACTTGAAGTCACCCTCAAGAGCTTGGTCAATAACTTTCTTACCGACCATACCGTTAATCTTAGCTCGTTCACTCTCAATAAACGACCCATATGTCTTGTACATAGTAGACAAAGACTTAGGTGCATCCTGTAGATGTTGCATAGAAGCCAGCATCTGACGGATAGCAATACCACCTTGAATACAATCAAGGATGTGCTTCTCTACGTTTTTGCTATATGGAATCTTCTCAGCCATATCTAAAGGCTCCTTGCCCTACGGGCTAATAGTAGTGACGACAATAATAAGACTAACTTAAGTGGGTAAGACAGATTCTCCCTCAAGCTCATCGGCAAGATCATGTAACTCAGAATATATTTATTATGTAATCATACATCTTGGTTGAGCTATTGGGAAACTGATTGAGGGAGTAACTTAAGTATATACTATAGTCTATTCACTTACTAGTAATAATACTTAGTAGTGAAGACTTATGTTAAAACTTAAGTTACTCAACCTCTCTACTATACTATAGGGACATAAATTAGGAT